TTACTTGATTGCTCGCAAGAATGAATCGGTCACTTCGCTTGCTACCTCGTCTTTAATATGTGTGTATTTTTGAGTCATATACGACGTTGAATGACCGAGAGCGGCTGCCATGTGTTCAATAGAAACACCAGCAATTATTCCTTGCGTTGTAAAGAAATGCCTCATCATGTGTGGTGTGATGTGGATTCTTGAATGTCTACTAACTTTTTTAAAGTTGGTCGATATTCTAGAGCAAGGAACCGTTTCACCTAGTGAATAGCCTCTCCATTTCCCGTCACTTAAAAATAAAAAATCGTCTTTGCCGAGAATTCGGTCTGCTTTTTTAGCAATTTCCTTAGATGTTTTAATGGCTAATTTTAAATATTTTGTTGTTTCTTCGTCAACGACCGCATAACGTTCTGAACCTCTTGTTTTCATAGCACCACCATTTGGGCGTAGGTATGTCCTACTCTCATCTAATTTAATCCTAAACCTGTTGCCAACAAGTTTTAGTGAGCTGAACTTAATGCCTAAAATTTCACTTTTTCGAAGTCCGAAATATGTCAGACGTACCATCGTATAATTATATACATCTAATATTTTTCTCGCAAAATTGTCCCATGTTTTAAAATCGTCTAAAGTAACATCTTTAATGACAGGAGGCTTTGCGCTTTCGCCGATATAAATCCTTAGTATAGGATTTTTTTCGAGATAACCATTTACGACAGCGTCACTTAGCATTGCTTCAAAAACCGCGCTTGTCTGTTGGACGGTCTTTCGTGTATATTTTTTTAACAGTTCAATTATGTAGTTTTCGTATTCGACGCGTTCGATATCTTTCAACGCCATTTTTCCGTATCGTGCCGCAAAGTGATTTTTGAATATGCCTTCTTTTGTTGCCACTGTGTCTGGCGCCCAGCGACCTGTTTTAATACGGTTCTCGCTGTATATTTCCCAATAGTCGTTGACCGTCATGTTTTTCTTCGGATCATACTCATTGTTTGCGATTTTATTTTCAATTTCAGCGAGCGCGTGCCTAGCTTCAGCAAGTGTTTTTAAACCACTGGCGCTAGCCTCTTTTTTCTTACCGTTTAATTTAAAGTTTCGGCGAACGTAGTAGCGTTTGCCTTTCTTGGTTTCATATGTATAGATATTTGGATGTTTTGTTTTATTGTATTTCATTATTTTCTCCTTTGTTAAAAATAGCTTCTGGACAAGGCTTTTTAACTTCAGAGAAATTCTTGACATCACCACCTTTTCTGATAAAATTAAATAGACGACATATTTTAAGCTAAGTTTTTCTTACTTCTCCAAAAGTAATCACTTGCTTAATCGTGTGTTGTTAATGATTTCTTTACACCCTTGCACTCATTTTTTGCGATGGAGAGTGCGAGGGATTTTTTTATGTTGTTTTTTATTTATCTAAATTATCAATGGCATATTGCGCTTCTGATTCCGTAAATTTTTCACCAGCTTCAGAAATTAGCTGATCATAAATAGCGTCTGGAGACATTGCCATGCTTTCTTGGTAATTTTTTGCTTGTTTCAAAGCGGCCTTGTTGTAATCAAAGTTAGAGTTGTCAATAGCATATTGAGCTTCTTCAGGAGTGAACTTTTCGCCCATTTCAGAAGAAAGTTGGTCATAAATGCCTTGTTTTGACATATGCATATTTTTGTAATAGCTTTTGGCTTGTTTTAAGGCAGCTTTCTTGTAATTAGCTTTCAAGTGGTCAACAGCATATTGAGCGTCTTCTTCTGAATATTGGTCATAATCAGAAGTCAATTGGTCAAAGATGCCTTGTTTAGACATGTGCATGTTTTTATAGTAACTTTTAGCTTTTCGCAAAGCGGTTTTTTGAGTAGTAGTAGCAGCAGCATAAACAACAGTCGGTTCATTAACCACAGGGACGTTAACGACATCAAGCATTGCTGCACCAAGAATAGCAGTAGCACCGAGCATAAAGACAGTTTTCTTCTTCATTATATATTCTCCATTCTCCAGCTTTTAACGTGGTTCAGGCTTGCACGTAATTTTATTTACTGTTTAGCTTTTTAAGCTCGTCAATGATTTGTTGATTTTGATTGATTAAAATCCAGTTTTGTTCTACCAACGCTGATAGATAAGAAAGTTTAGCTTGATCAACACCGTTGCTAAAAGATAAAGCTAGACCAGCTTTTAGCAAGCCATTGCCAGACATTTCATTCGCAATGCGTTGAACTTGCTCGTAGCTTTCTTCTGACAAGCCTTTAACACCACGCGCAGCAAGATAATCTTCAGTTTTTTCATTTTTTGTTTTTCCAAATAGTGCCATTTTCTTCCCCTTTGTTTAATTTATCCAAAATCTTCTCTGTATTAGATAGCAACTGATTTAAAATATTAGTTTGCTGTTCTAAATAGGATAAGATTTCTTTTTGTAGTTCAAAATCAGCTATCTGTTGGTCGTGGCTTCTGTCAAAATTTTCTTTAGAAGTGCCATGATTAATAGTGACCGAACTATTATTGTAGCTATTTAAGCCGTTGTTATCACCGTGAATTATATTTTGGTCTTTGAACGTTGAGTCAATATCTGATTTTTCGACTTCGAAATAATCAGCCATCTTTTGAATGATTCCAAAAGAAGGAGCGCTTCTGAGTTTCATATAATCAGTAATTGTCCCTGGAGCAACACCGATAGCGTCAGCCAACTCTTTCTGAGTGATTCCTTTCTTCTTTCTATAATAGGTAATATTATCAGCAATAATCTGCATACGTTGCTTGTTTTTATCCATATTATTTTCCTCTCGTATGTTTGATTCTATTATATATGATTTTCATTATCAATACAAGAAAAATACGAAAAAAACTTAATTTTGTGTTGACAATACGAAAAAATCGTATTATAATATACTCGTAAGGTTGAAAGACCTAAAGAAAAAAGAAAGGAAAAAGAACATATGAAATGGACATTGGAAGCTCTTCGAATTGCCGCTGGGATGACGCAGGAAGAACTTGCAAGTGAGTTTGGCGTTTCTACTAACACGCTTGCGAAGCTTGAAAACGACAGTTCGAATATCGGAATGATAATGCTAAAAAAATATATGTTTAAATTTCACGTTGGATTTGATGATATTTTTTTAGGCAAGAAATACGAAAATTTCGTATTTTAACGTAATTATTTCCAGCTGGGTTGATACGGTTCTAGCACAGTTACAAAATAACAATCGGGCTCATTAACACTTTAACAAAAAGTGCTAGGACTATACCAGCTCAGCTGGGAACCACGCTCTCGGTTAGTAGCTATGGCTTTAACAAGATGATAACCTCCTTTAAAATAAAAAATGCAGTTATTAAATTACTCTAAACAATAATATTTGACAAGACAACAACGATTGACGAACTTGTTAGAGCTTTAACTGCTAATCGGGAGCACAAAAAAGCCACTGAAAATCAGTGACTTACAAAACAAAACTACTTACATTATACCAGAAAGGGAACAACATGGATAGTGTAATGCAACAATTTACTGATTGGCTGAAAGGCATAATCAAGGAAACATTAAACAAGCTTTTGGAAATCGAACGTGATGACGGTTTTAACGAATTGATGTCGCCAAAAGAAATATGCGAGTTTCTTGGGATTTCATACGACACATTTCAAACATACCGCTATATGGACGGTTTTCCGAAAGAACTACCAGCGAAACGTTGGTCAAAACGAGCTATTAAAAAATGGCTTGAAAATCAAATTTAAAGCTTCTGGACAAGGCTTAGAAAAGAGGAAAACATGGACCTATTTATTATCTGCTTTAGCTTAGCAATGATCATATACGTGCTAACATTGCCGTTTATCGGTAAGCGAAGAAAAAAAGAAGAACCAACGCGCGTGTATTCGGAACATTTTCCGTGGGAAGAAAATCAAGTCGCATACAATCGCATGCACGGTTTACCAGATGATGCAATTTAAGGAAAGTTAAAGACGTTTAAAAGAAAACGTAAAACAATGGGTGATGAAACATTAAAAGACTTCGATGTCAACAAAATAGTGAATTAGAACAATAGGAGAATAAAACAATGAAACAAACACAAACATTTATCGTTTTTCGCAGCAAAGAAAATGGACATTTCTTGATGGAGTATAAGAACAGAACTAGAGCGTTAGCATTTGAAGCAGGTTGGTGTAAAAACGTCAATGACGCAATTATTACTACCGAAGAGGCTTACACGGAAGACAAAGAGAAATATGAAGGAATGCTACAAATGTTCAATGCAGAACCTTTAAAAGTCGAAGCTGAATATACGTTCAAAACGTTAGATGGCAAAGAACCAGAAGAAATTGAAGTCGACAGCAAAGCTAAATGTGAGGAACTGGCTGATGCACTATTTGATGCGCTTTTCGGAGATGATTGATAATGGCACAAAAAAGAATGTTTAACATCTCTATAACAGATACTGATAAATTCCTAGACATGCCAGCAACCTCACAAAATTTATATTTTCATCTAAATATGCACGCTGACGATGACGGTTTTGTAGACTCGCCAAAAAGGATAATGCGAAATGTTAACGCATCACAAGATGATATGAACATTCTGTTAAGCAAGCAATTTGTATTTGTTTTTGATACTGGAGTGATGGTGATAAGAGACTGGAAAATTCACAACATAATTCGCAAAGATACTTATAAACCAACGCTTTATCAGGAAGAAAAATCTATGCTAGAAATCACCGAAACAGGTGCGTATCGGTTTCGTAACGAACCCGTAACGGTAACGGGAGAAAACGTCGCACAGATTAGATTAGATAAGAATAGGATAGATAAGAATAGGATAGAAGAGGTAAAAAAAGAAGAATCCTCTACCTCCTCTCAAAATTTGAAATATTTTTTTGAAAAATGGCAGGAAATTACAGGTAGAGCTCTAACGCCTTTTGAAATCGAGGATATTCCAAAATTACACAAAGAAGATGGATTTAGTATTGAGCTAATGCTGACAGCTTTGAAAGAAGCTGCTAACTCTACCAGCAATTTCAATTTTAATTATTTCAAATCTATTCTAATGCGTTACAAACGCCAAGGACTACTAACACCAGAAATGGTAGCAGGAGCTGAAAAGCAAAGGCAAGAGGTTAGGAATAAGCAATTCGCTAACCAACAACAACCGGCCAAAAGCAATGTACCTGACTGGGTTGATGAAGATTTCAAACATGAAGCAAGCGCAGAGGAACAGGCACAGCTTGATGCGCTAAAAGCAGCAATGATGGAGGATTAAAATTGGAGTTTTATAAAGAATATTTTGACGACTATTTTGACGACGGTGGGTCTTCAGCAACAGAAAAATTGAACGAAGATGTAAAGAACAATCCGCAATGGAAAAGTGAAGTGCAAGGATATAGCGTATATGATGACACCGCATGCATTTTGGTGCGTTGGGTAGGTCTAAGCAAAACGCCTTTCAAAGGAGATAAAGAATGGTTGAAGAAAAATTAGAGTATCTATCAACTAAAATCAAACGTGCCCAAGACCGCTATGTTCGTAGTCAGCTCGATTTGTTTGACAGAATTTTAGCGCAGGTTGAGAAACAATATGAAAACAGTTTGGACCAGCAAATAATCAACGGTATTGCAGCAACCATCTATCAAGGCTACATCTTATCCGGCATCGAAGATGCAATTAGAAACGGACGGTTCGAATGATTAGATTAGCAGATGAATTAGAACAGCAGGTCAAAGGTTGGAGAGCAAGATACTTCGGTCTTAGCCGCGAATTTGGCGAAATCATCAATCAGCAGCAA